CAAACGTTTGCTGTTGGCGCGACAACCAAAAAAGGCTGGGACCCTAGAGACAACAATGGCGTTAATCTTGGCAATGCTGCAATCGGAGCTAGAGACCATGGCAACAGATACAGGTACGAGGGTCCGCCAACGCAAACTCAGGTGCGCCCTGGCATCAGCACTGTTACAGTGAACTTAATTGGTGTGTTCTGATGGCAAAGGTCTACACCGGCAGAGATGGCAAGATGTTTGTGGATAATGCGCTTGCGGCCAAAGTAAGCAGCTTTTCTGTGCAAGCTAATTTAGAGACGCTTGAAATCACGACTTTGGGCGATTATTTTCGTGACTTTGTCCCTGGCGTTGTTGGCTACAGCGGAACCGCAAGCTTGTTGTATTACAAAGATGATCTTGGCAACATAAATACGCGCAACATTCTAAACAAAATATATTTTACGACGACCAACACAAAGCTTGGAGTTACAGAAGACGACGAAGTTACGTTTATATTTAGGCTGTTAGATGGGGCCGACCGAAACGATTTAAAGCTAAAAGCCTATATCACTAGCGCATCAATTGGCGCGTCAACTGGAGATATTGTTAGGGCTGAAATTTCGTTCCAAGGCATTGGCGAGCTTGTAAACGCAACAATTTCATGACTGTATATCTTGGCAATTTTGGACAAGTCGAGCTGCTTCGGCAGTTTGGTGAGGGCGAATTGATTGCCACGATTGGCGCTGCGGATGTTAATGCAACTAAAAAGCGATTCAGTTTTGAATTTGACCATGGTCAGCTTATAACTGGCGATGAAGTCGAAATTGTTAGAACAGATGGCAGCGATCTTGATTTTATTAGCGGTTACAGCAATAAAGGCGTCAAGAAATTTGTGTATGTAGACGAGTTAGACGGCATTCGTCTTTATGACACTTTTGCTGCCGCTGTTGCTGGCCTGACTACAAACGCAACGACGTTAGCCACGCCATCTGCAGATTTTCCTGTCAAAATTATTGTTAAAAACTCTGCTTACCGCGTCTTGGGTCGTGTCCAGCAATACGAGTTAAATACTGAGCGCGAGACAGTTGATACTACAACTTTATCCGATGAATTTCGTAGTCGCGTCAGCACTTTGATGTCAGGCTCTGGGCGAATGTCCTGCGAGTGGGAATACACCGGAGACGATTCAAGAGAGCTGCCTCATTATCTTTTAGAGCTTGCAATACGCACAAAAATTGGCAGCAATTTTAAGGCTAAATTTTACCTAAAAACAAGCGGATACAATCCTGGTGGCTACTCAAATGCCTCTAATGATCAGGTTTGGTATGACGTGTCTGGCGTAATTACTGCATGTGCTGTGCAGTTCGCTCCTGGTCAGAAAGTACAAATCACGGCTGACTTCATAACAACCGGCATTTTGCAATTGAGAATGGACTTAACGTCAAACGTCAATCTCTTGCAGGAGAACTCCGATGACATACTATTGGAGCAGGACAGTACCGCTAAGCTGTCACTACAGCAAGTTGATTAACTACGGAGCTGGCCTCGATGGCGGACCTCAAAATTAGCCAGCTGACCGCTTTAGGCGGCGCAAGCTTAGCCGCTGATGACTTGGTCCCTGTAGTGGACACAAGCGCAAGCGAGACAAAGAACCTAACAGTCAGTGATTTAATCGCCAACGGCGTCACCATAATTAGTGACGACACGATCCCTGGTGCAAAGCTTCTGTTTGGTGCGGACGCTGACAGGCTGCCAACAGCAGGCATTGCCGATTCTGCAATTACAACTGCCAAGCTTGCAGATGACGGCGTTACAGCAGCAAAGCTTGCTGATGAATCAACGGTTGATCTTGTTACAACGCTGCCTGCATCTGGAGCGTTTACAGGTCAGCTAGCGCTGGATACGGATGACAACAGCATGTACTGCTGGGATGGCAGTGCATGGCAGAGCTTAAAAGCACCTGGCTCGATCAGTTCTGTTAGCGGCAGCACGGTCGGGATTGTTGACATCACTGCAACCACAACAAGCGGTGCCGTCACGATTGCAGCGGTCATCAATGACACGTCTGCAGCCAACCAGTTTATGGCTGGTCCTACGGGTGCTGGTGGAACGGTTGCATTCAGGACAATTGACGGGACTGATTTGCCCGTTGCAACTAGCAGCGCTAAAGGCGGTGTGATTGTGAACGGTGAAGGTCTCCGGATGGATACCAACACCATTGAGATTGATAACGACGTAACGGCTACCGCCACACACCATGTGGTGACTTATGACGCCAAGGGCTTGATTACTGGTGGTCGCCTTTTGACTGCTAGCGACCTGCCTGCGGCAACAAGTTCTGCCAAAGGTGCTGTCATCCCTGGAACGGGCCTTGAAGTTGATGCAAGTGGCAACCTTGACCACAGCAATACTGCAACGACTGGCACCTTTACAAAGGTCACAATTGATGGTCAGGGTCACGTCACGACTGGCACGACTCTTGCTGAAGCAGACATTCCATCACTGCCAGCATCAAAAATCACAAGCGGCACATTTGGCTCTTCTTTGTTGGCGACTGGAGCGGTTACAGCAGCCAAGCTTGCAGACGCTTCAATTACCAAGTTTGGTGGTGCTGGCGCAACCGATAACGTCGTTACCTTCCCTGATGGTGACTTTAAGGGTCAGTTCTTCTTTGACGAGCTGAACGAAGACCTTTACATCTACACGGGCACGTCATACCTGCCGATCACAATTATCAGCGGCAACCTTGTGCTTGCTGGAACGTATGACGCCAGTACCAACTTGCTGGATAGTGTGACCAGTGAAGGTAGTGCAGCTGGTTTCACCAATGGTCAGGCCTTGCCTGCTCCGGCTAGCACGAACCAAAACTATTACGTCGTTGTCTCGACTTCTGGGACGGGATCTGGTGCAGCGCCTTCAGTGGCCTTGGCACCACCGGACATGTTGCTGTCTACGGGTGCAGGCGCTGACTTCACGCTGATCGACGTTTCGAACGCTATTGCTGGCCAGACGGCATCAAACATCAGCTTTACAGCTTCAGGAAACATCTCAGCCACTGATGTTCAGGCTGCAATTCAAGAGCTTGACAGTGAAAAGCTTAGTGCTGCAGGTGGAACGTTTACCGGAAACATTAACCTTGATACTGGCGTCGTCATTGTCTATGAAGGCGCGACGGGTGATGACTATGAGACGACAATTACTGTCACCGACCCAACGGCAGATCGCACGATCACGTTTCCGGATGTAACGGGTACTGTCATCACGACTGGTGATACGGGCAGTGTGACCAGCACGATGATTCTGGATGGCACGATTGCCAACGCAGACATCAGTTCAACTGCTGAAATTGCAGTCAGCAAGCTTGCGAACGGTACTGCCCGTCAACTGTTGCAGACTGATGCTGGCGGTACTGGTGTTGAGTTCACCAGCAATGTCGATGTCCCTGGAACGCTGGACGTCACTGGAGCGGCGACGTTTGACAGCACTGCACGTTTTATCGGAAATGTCACGGTTGACGGCAGCATCATTTTTGAAGGCTCTACGGCTGATGATTTTGAGACGACGCTAACCGTTGTCGATCCAACTGCTGATCGGACAATCACGCTACCTAATGCAACAACCACTGTTGCTGGTCTTGCTGTTGCTCAGAGCTTTACAAAAGCACAGCGTGGAACGCCTGTTGCCTTGACCGATGCTGCAACGATTGCTGTTGACCTCAGTCTGGGCAATAACTTCACGGTGACGCTTGCAGGCAACCGGACGTTAGGCGCTCCAACAAACGTGACTGCTGGTCAATCTGGTGTGATCGTGGTGACGCAGGATGGTACAGGCTCTAGGACGCTTGCATATAACTCGGTGTATAAGTTTGCAGGTGGAACGGCACCGACCTTGACGACAACGGCTAGTGCAGTTGATGTTCTTGCCTACTATGTAGAGAGTGCGACCCGTATTACGGTCACTTCGCTGCTGAACGTGTCATGAGTATTCCTGGAAGTGCAAGTCCGCTGCTGTTTGCAGGCGTTGCAGCAGAGGCTGCGGCTTACCAGATTGACAGATCGTTGCGGTTTGACTCAAGTGCATCCAGCTATCTGAATAGAACCCCGTCGTCTGCAGGTAATCGCAAGACTTGGACTTGGAGCGGTTGGGTAAAAAAAATTGCCTTAAGTGGTTTTCATCCGTTTTTCAGTGCAGGCACTAATCCTTGGGTAGATATTGCATTTGATTCAGACAAGCTTCGCTGTGTTTTCGATGCAGGAACTGCTCAGACTGGTGCTATTTCTGATGCGGTTTTTCGTGATTCTTCTTCTTGGTATCACATTATCGTCGCAGTAGACACCACTCAATCTACAGCGGCAGACAGGATTAAATTTTATGTGAATGGTGTTTCTTTTTCTCATGTTGCGGGAGGCAGTGGGTATCCTTCGCAGAATTACGACACTTTTGTTAATTCTGCAACATCACATCGTTTTGGTGCTGACGGTAGAGTGCTCGGTGGTGGCATCCGGCATGGTAGTAATTATTTAGCCGACATCCACTTCATCGACGGTCAAGCACTTGCTGCGTCTGACTTCGGTGAATACGACAGCAACAATGTTTGGCAGCCGA